AATAAAGCAAATGTATCATCTGCTAAATTAGGAACAGCATGTCCAGAAGTATTATTACCACCACCGACTATTTGTGCAATAGTTGGAGTAGTCATTGTTTTATTAGTTAAGGTTTGAGCCACATCTGTACCAACAACAGTCGTGCTAGCATTTGGCCAAGTAAATGTTCTTGTTGTACTTGTAGAAATACCAGTCATTGCAAATGCTGCTTTTTTACTTGCATCAGTTGTATCAGCCATGATAGGATTTGTTAAAGTCTTAACTCCTGTCACAGTTTGTGCAGTTCCTACATTAAGTATCGCAGAACCAGCAACATTACCAGCATCTAAATGTGCAGTACCATCAATATAAAGGTCTTTAAACTTTAATGAATTGGTACCCAAACTTACATCATTAGTAAGTGTTGGAGCAATTAAACCATCTGTCAAACTAAATTGGTCAGCACCAGCAATTTTAACATCTATTTGGTCATCAGTAGATGCATGCAATGAAGTATCTTGGTCAGCATCAATAATTAATTCTTGACCATTTAAATCCAAAGAAGTTGCAACAGTTGCAGCAGTTAAGACTGGTGCACCACCAATATTACCTTCAATATTCGCTACCAAAGTTCCAACTGTATATCCTGTTCCAGATGTATTAACAGTTGTCGTTGGTTCTGCTTGATTTCCTGTAAATAATTTAAACTTTCCACCTGTCGCATCTCTGAACAAACCAGCATATAAATCTTGAGAACCAGTTGTATCATATGCACCATAAAAACCGATATCAACTGCATCTGAAGCAGTATTATTTTTTGCTAGTTTAATTAATGGATCTTCAACAGCCATAGTCGCAACATCAGTTGTGACTGTGTCACCTTGTACTTCTAAATTTCCTGTAATTGTTAAATTACCAGATAATGTATCGCTCTCATCGGATCTTAAAAATGCTCCTTCACCACCAATCTTTAAAATATTATCACTGGCATCACGATAAAAGAGAATCTTATTCGATTCCGATATACCTAATTCACCTTGTGCAATATTAGAAGTAGTTGGTGCTGTCGAGCCAGTGTTTCTTTTTATTTTAATTGTATTGGCCATGACTTACTCCTTAATATGTACCTGCGTCTATTGTTAAACCATCAAGTGATGTGACGCCTTGCCATTCACTTGCGTTTGATTTAAACTGCAACACTTCATTACCTGAAGCAGTTGCATTTTGGTCAATAGGATAACCCAAGAATGCAGAACTTCCTGCTGGACCTTGAACTCCTACTGTGACTACTTTTATTTGACCAGAATCTGTCACTGTCACTTTATTTCTTGTTGCCATTAGTCAGTCACCTCTGGTGTTATTATAAATTTACCTTGTAATACTCTATCTACAACTCCACCACTACTTGCTATTTCTAAATCATAAACTCCTATTGTATTCGGAGTCATTGCAGCAGTATCAGTTGCTGATATTTCAATATCTATTTCCCCATTCGTTGGTGTACCAGCTGAACCACCGACAGTTAAACCTTGTCCTGTTGCACTAGTTAAACTTTTAATTAAAGTTCCACCATATTCTTCTTTTATTTTCATTCTAGCTGTATATCCAGTTAAATCTACATTAGTCGTACCATCACTTTGTTTCATAGTTATGGTTTTTCTAAAGGTAGAGCCTTGATCACAAGTTAAGTGATGGATACCAGCATTCATTATTTTTTACCTTTCCTTTTAATTTTTTTCTTCACTTTAGTAAATAAACTTTCATCTTTTTTTACTTCTTTTACTTCAACTTTTTTGACTTCAATTGCTAAATTAGAAGAAACAAATACATTAGCAAGTTTAACTTGCCAAGGTTGTGACATATCATACTCTTCATTCATTTTATAGTTCATAGCAACAGATCCTTCAGGATTTCCTGCACCGACTGAACTTACTAACATTTTAATTCTCATAACTTTTCCTTATTTTAGTAAAGTGGGCGATTGCTCGCCCACTTAATTATGTTTTAACCTAATGGTAATTAGCCATTATGTCTAGCATGTCCTCTTATACAAGAAACAGACAATGGTGTTGCTGTTCCATGTGTACCAGAGAAGTTTGCTATCGCTCTAACATATCGCTTGTCGCCAATGTAACCAACAGTTGCTACAGCTGGTATTTCACCATCTGCATCAAAAGTTGCTACAACGCCATTTGAATCAGGTGTTGCCCCGATTACAGATGTACTAGCACTCACATCAGTCCAAGTTGAGTTGTCAGAAGATTCTTCTAATTCAACTTCAATCTTGTTAGTTCCTGATAGTGTGATACCTTCTATTCCTGCATCAATAACAAAAGTACAAGATTCGTACCCTTGTAAATCAACCGCAGTACCAGTTGCATCAGATGTGCCTGCCACAGGAGCTATACATTGAACTACTGAGATATTATTTTTCAGATCTTTCATTTGTGGTTCCTCCTTATGCGCTTACTGTTTGAGTTTTAATTGCTTCAGCTTGGATAACTTGTCCGCCAATTCTCTTTCTAGCAACATAACGAACATTACCTGAAGTTGCTTGAGTAAATGGATCTCTTAAGATCGCTAAAGATACTCTGTCAACTATCATATAACCTCGTCTAAAGTCACCGAAAGCAATTGGTTTGTTACCTGCACCAACAGCTGGCATATCAGTAGCTTGAATGTATGGAGCACCTAAAATAGTTGATACCATACCTGTTGCTAATTGATTTCCAGCTTGGAAAACATAGTCATTGCCAGCAGTTTTTAACTTTCTGATAGCCGATAATGTTGCTCTTGAGAAAACCCAAGTTCCATTTGCTGCATATTCTGCTTTTGGTTCATGAAAAAGACTGATTAAACCATCAGCTGTTAATGCAGTACCATTACCACTATTAACTGTGCCAACTGAAGAATTTGTTAAAAATCCTTCTGGTTTTCCTACAGAGTTTCCACTTACAAATGCAGAGCCTTCCGCTTTTGCGAACTGTTCACCGAACTCTAAAGACATTTCTGTTTGAAGATTGAAAACTGAATCTTCTAACTCTTGCTCAGAGATATCAACTAGTGCGTACAATTCATGAGTAGGTATTTCTTCTAAACCAGTAGTGTATCCAGTAGTTTCAGATCTAGTTCCTTGCTCAGCAACCCATGCTGCAGAAAATTGACCTGTTCTTTTTGGAATTTGTACCGATCTATTAGTTGTACTTCTTACTCTTGATATACCTCTAATTGGTGATAGTTCTGTTATTGTTTTTAACAACTCCTTTACATACTCAGGTGGAGCTAAATAGCCACCAGCAGTATCTGTTGAAGCTGTCAAGACTTTCAACTCATCTGGGGAGATGTTGTCTTTGCCTTTTCTAAGATAATTGTCGAAAACTTTTTTTCTTTCATCGACTTTGGTTTGCTCATCTTTCGAAGAAGCTGGTCTAGACAACACTTTTTCCAAACGAGAGATTTTTTCTGCCTGCTCTTTTTGAGCCATAGTCGCTTTTGTTACAGACTGGTTGATTTCTTCAATCTTATCCATATCGGATTCGATTTTTTTCAACTTATCTTCTGTAACAGGATCAGCTTGACCATGTTTTTCAATTTGAGCAAGTCGCTGGTCGTTAGTTTTTTTGAACTCTTCGAATGCAGAGCCTAAACTTTCGACAGCTGTTTTGACTTGTTCTTTGTCAGCCATGATAATCCTCCTATTGGATTAGTTTGTTTGTTGTTGTTAAGACTTTCTTCACTTTCTCTATAGATTCTATTAAGCCACCAAAGTCTTCAGAAACTTCTCGTTTCTCAAGTGCATCGATTAATGCTTTCGCACCAATCTTGGCTTCTGTTCGTGATAGATCTCCTACATCTCGCAGTAAATCTTCCCATTCACGAATAGTACGATCCGCACCTTTCACCGCATGAATAACAGCTTTGTCATTCATGGGGAAAGTCACGAGGGAAACTTCCATAAGGTCAATATCCTTTAAATATCTTCTTCGTCTTTTTTCATCATAGACTTGAGATCTAGGATCTGCCTTAAAACCGATTGACATAGCATCAAGTGCACCCATTTTCATTAACTCAAAAGTTTCTCTTCCTCTTTGAGTGCCCATTGCTAATTGACCTTCAACTAATAAACCACTTTTATCTTCTTTCATAGAATTAAATACACCAATTGGCTCATCTGTTCTATGTTGATAAAGTAATTTAACTTTATTGTAAGGTCTTCGTCTTAAACTTTTTTTGAATGCTCCATTAACTACAATGTCATTACCTTTGTCGACATTGCCAAAGGTTGAAGCATAACCTTCAAATATTCCATTGTCCTCTTTTAATGTTTTTATTTTACACTCGAATATTTGTCTTTGTCCTTTAACTGAAATTGAATTGTCTACCCATGTTTTGTCTTTAACAGTATCATAATCTGAAGCACTTTCAGATTCATGAATTAAATTTTCTTTTTCATCCATTTGGGAATTGTCCTCTTTGTTAAAAATTATTTTAATTTTTTCTACTGGGTCTTTCATATTATAATATAATTAATAAAGCTATAATTACTACAACTCCTATTATGATATATTTAGTTTTTTTTGATAAATCATTCCACATATCTTTTAAAAAGTCCATAATTTAAAATCCTCCAAAATCTGGTTCAGGTACATTCACCACAAAAGTGCACCTACAATTTATAACTTGTGCTGGAGGTCCAATGTGGTCTCCAGGATATCTTAATGGAGCACCCCCAACAATAAACATTCCGTCTTTTGCAACTGTTTGTCCACTTGCAGCAGAATGGTCATCTCTTGTTCTATCATCATTAACCGCAACCCATTCCTTTGTCGTATTAGGAATATTAACTACATCAAGACTTGTAAAGTTTGCAAAATTTGCTGCTTGATGCGTTTCAGTTCTAGCGATTAATACTGCTCTGGTTATTGAACCGATTGCAGTCAGTTCAGTGATTCTTTTTGCAGTTGCTGAGACATCAAGTCCATCAACTTGCGCACTATTTATTGCCGATTGAATATTGGCAATAGTTGTAGTTGATATATTACTAACCTTTTCTGCACCAGAAGTAAATAAAAAATTTTCAAATTCTCTATCAAAATCATCTTCGTACTCTTTTCGCTCTCCTTCTTGTATCCATCTTAATAAAGATAGTATTCTCTTACGAAATTCATAAGCAACTGCTCTCCAATGTGTAAATAGTATGTATTTTACACGATAAAAATGTTCTCTTTGTGCATTACCTACACTTTGACGACCTGATATAGCATAGTCATTAGCCACTATTTTAGCAGTTCTGTTGATTTCTATCTTTATTTGATTGGCTAATTTAGTTTCCCAACCTCGTCTTAATTTGTTTTGCAATTGCCATTCAGCCAATTTTTCCTTCGGTGTTTTTAAATTTATCATGATATTTTCCAACTTGCTATACCTGACCTAGCACTTAATTCTGTTAAACCCCAAACTAAAGCATCTAATCGGTCAGGAGATATAGAACTTATTTCAGGATTGTAAGTACAAAGTTGGTCTTCTAATAAACTAAAACGATTAATATGTTTTACTCTTTTTTGTTCGTATAAGGCAGCAATTGGCTCGGCTCTTACGAATTTTCCACGAGTTGCTCTTACTGCTTTATAATTTACTCTAGGATCAACTGTTTTAACTACTTTCTGAACTAAATCACCACCATTATTAACTTCAGCTATTACTTTATCTGCCTTATAACTTTCATATGCTTCAACAGTCTTTTTTGCCCAGCTATCAGGTGTATAAACTCCAGATAAATCATTTAAAACATAGTATTGACCTTTGTGATCAGAAGCACAAATAACAATACCTGTTTCATTAGAATCTTTATTTGCTGTCACTGCAGGATCCACAGCTACTACCACTCTTTTAAAATCTGGCAATTTCTCATTAAATTTTATCATTGCGTTTTGAAGCATTTCACGACTCCATAAACTGCCTTCAACATCTTCTAATATCTCTGCATATAATTCTTGTTGACCTAAACGAGTTCCACCATATCTTTCTTTTAATTGTTTAAGTGCTGTTTCGGCAAGATTATCTTTATTCTCAAAAGTTGAACCTGAAGTAATCATAACATCATTTCGTTTTGCTAATTCTTTAATTAAGGGAATTGGTTTAGGTGTAGTTGTGACAACAACTCGTGGACTTTCACCCAACCTTAAACCAAACATCATTTGGTCCCAAGTTTCAGTATATTTCCAAGAGCCTAACTCATCACACCATACTCTATGATGTTGTGGACCTCTTAATCGTTCAGGTGAATCTGCAGAAAAAGTTTTAAAACGAGAACCATTGTGTAATATTACTTCACCTAATGAACGATTGTAATTAGCGACTACTTTTTCGTCTATGATTGATAACAAACCTGATTCTCCTTCAATACAAGTATCTCTGCCATCGGCAAAGGTTGGTGCAATTATAGCGATACGACTTTCAGGTTTAGATAAGCCAAACCAAGCCATATCTTGTGCACCTGTTAATGTCTTGCCCCATCCCCTCCCAGCTAAGATTAGCCAAATCGACCATTTGCCATGTGGTGTCAGCTGTTTAGGTCGAGCCAAATTTATCCATTTTAATCTTAAGAGTCTCGATTCTATTTCACTTTCTGAAAGTAATGATAATTCTTTTCTAATAGCCATACCAGTTAATAATACCCCAAATTGCCATAATGGTATATAAAACTTCCATTAATCCTCTGGGCAAATCTCTATCTCTATAAGCAATCATAACCCATAAGGTGCAGGAGAGGGCTGAAAATAACCAGCCCACCCACTGCATCGTCACTTCTGGTCTAGTTAGTATATAGACCGAAACAATTGCTAAAAAGAAAGCTATCCATCTAAATATTACCATATTAGTATATTAGTTGAAATTGCTTACGACAATTAGAAGAATAGTTTCTCCAAAATATACTATATGGAGATATTTAAACTACTTCTTCTTTTTGCCTTTTTTATTTTTCTTTTTATTTTTGTTCTTCTTTTTGTTTTTCTTACCACGACCCATAGGATCCTCCTTATTTATAAAAGTCTTTAAATAACCAATCTAAAAACTTTTTCCACTTTTTGTCTAACCATTTCATAATAGTTTCCTCCTTTAAAGTAAAGCTATTTATTAATGGTTCTAGGTTGCTAATTCAGCAACTTTCCATTCTCAGCTAGTTTTTCAGACTGTATTTTTTCTATTAATTCATCTAATTCCTTTATCTTCTTCTCTTTTGCTTCAACATTTATAGTTTGTTCTCCAGAAAATTCAACTGCTCTTCTTTTAGGATGTAAATACTGTGCTAATTCTTTTAATGCCTCTACCTTTAATTTTAATGGAGTGGATTTATCCACCGAGATACCAGCCAAAGCTACTAATGGATCAAAGTTTTTTATTCCTTGTTCCTGCATAAACTTCTTAACTCTCTCCTGCAATTCTTTTGTTTTCTTGTTCGGTGTTCCTTTTTGTCTTCCACCTACTCTTTCTGTTCCTGGTGCTGGACCTCTATTTCCCATAATATCTATCTCCTAATTACTCATAATGTTAATACCTAAAACATAACGCAAAGCCCAGAATCGTTGGCGAAAACGCTAAATTTGTTTTCTGTTTTCTATTCTATTTTTTGCTATTTTTTTCTATTTATTGTGCTTGGTTCTGATTTGTTTCGCTTGATTTATATTTCTTTTATACTATTTTGCATGCTATTAAAACCTATTTTAGATTTCTCCATAACAAAAACGAGAGAGATTCTGCTAATTTCCTTTGAAAATTAAATCTTACATGTAATTTCTTTGAATCTATAATATAGAAAATAGATTAGCAGAGATAAGCACTCTAAAAAATTTATAATGATGTAGTCAAATAAAAGCAGACAAGTAAATAAAACATATACAATATTTATTTTTTTGTTTGTTATCAACAACATATGTGTAGTGTCTAATATATTCTCTATCTAATATTCGTTCGTTATATAAGGAGTACCAACATATATATTAGCATATTAGAAGAAACAGAGAGAAACGCAACAGGGCAAAATAGAAAAAATATTTTCTATATACTATTAGGAAAATAAAATATAAAAGAAGTTATGACTAATATAACACCCATCAATATAAAACACAACATAGTAGTGCCCACCTCTATTAAGATGGGGTATAGAACCATAACAATAGAACCAAGAACTATGGAAGACTTTGGGGAGTTTATTAATCATGAGAATAAAATAATTTATAATAACAAAATAACACCACCCGAATTAACCAACACAATCTTACACGAATTATTACACGCAATTTTTCAAGATAGGATAGTTGATTTAGTAGGAGCCAATAAAGAAGAAACAATTGTTAATGCTTTGGCGAATGGTTTAATGACAATGTTTGTAGAAAATAAATTTTTGCTTGATTTTATAAAAGAAAATATGGTGATTAAAAATGCTTAATCCTGATAAAATAATTTTTTATGGTAGTTGTTTTTTATTAATGATACTTTTTTTCTTTTCAATTTCAATATAGAGTAATTAAATGAACGATATTTTAAAAACTGGCGAAGTAATTGAAACGACACCCGAAGAAGATATTATAGACACAGTTGTAGATAGGCAAGACGCAAAAATTTCAGAAGGAAAATATATTGTCAATGTTAATTTAAAAAATCCTTCCGCAGTCGGCACTCATACAAAACAAAATATAGACGATGTAGAAAAAGCACTCAAACAAATTGCAGACGCAGAATCAATCATAGAAGTTATTAAAAAACATAAATATTAATATGGGTTGGCTAATATTGTTTATGTTAGTTTGCGCACTTTTTATTTCAGAAAGGAAAAGAATTTATGCATATTTATCACGAAAGTAGATATCGTGCTAGGAAGAAATATTATGAAAAAGAAATCAACAAAGAAAAGAAAAGAATTTATATGCGGAATAGATATCAACGCATGAAAAACAAATATCAACCACTGCCTGAAGGACTTGTAATAAAATCAAGCATGATTCATGGTTTGGGTCTTTTTGCCGAAAGGGATTTTAGTATTGGCGAAAATTTTGGTATGTGTCATTTCGCTTTCGGAGAAGAAAAAGAAAAAAAGATTATAAGAACACCATTAGGTGGTTTTATTAATCACAGTAATAATCCTAATTGTGCAAAGGTTTCTAACCAATATACAATGTGGATAAATGGACAAGGAAATTTTACTTTTTTGAGATATAATTTAATCGCATTAAGAAATATAAAAGAAAACGAAGAAATCACTTTAAAATACAGCTTATATGAAATTTAAGTGCTGGCACTTAATAGTGCCTATCGGCAGGAGACTTAAGATAGGCACGCACCAACCAAGGAGGAAATAACATGGCAAAATGTGAACATTGTGAATGTGATTGTCACGCGAATTCTAATCAGAACGAACATTCGGATTGTAATACGAATTGTAATTGTGAGTGTGGGAATTGTGGAGAAAAAGAACCATCCATAGAGGATGAAACGCATCAATTTGATTAAGGATTTTTTATTCATTTAAACTATTTATTCTATGCATTCTTTTGCTGAAGGAATTTTAGCACTTTTTATTTGGTTTTTTATTTTCGTTATTTTTAAAAATATATTTTTAAAAAAAGCGAATGAATTTTATCCTTTTGAAATGGCAATTTTAGTTTCTTTATTTATGTTGTATGGGTGGTTAAAATTCGCCACTTTTTAAACACCAAAAACAACAAAAAAACACCACAAAAACCACAATAAAATAACACCAAAAAACACCATTTTAATGGCTTTTTAATATGCTTTTTTATGTTTTATTTTAACTTAATTTAGCTTATAATCTAGGTATGATTCGTAAAAATAAAAATAAAAATGCTAGTTCAGATTTTGGTAAAACTGATTTTGGTCCTCTAGTGCGTTTTTTATTTTTAACTTTTGCGCTCGGCTTAAAAAAAATTAATTTTGCTGAGTTGACTTTTATCGGTCGTAAAAAAATATTTTTGAGTGCGTGAAAACTTTTTAGGGTCGTTCTCAATTAGTTTATTTTTTGTTTTTGAGTAAGGTTTGAAATTGCTCGGTGAGTAAATTCCTTATTTGAAACCACCTCTGGGAAATTAAATAAAAAATTTCGGTCAAGTGGCGAGTGCTTTCTTACTGAAAGCCGATTAAAATTCCTCCTTCCATTATGGTAAATTTAATTTCGCGATTTACCACTGACGATCTAGCGAAACAAACAAAGTGAAAATGGGAGGAAATGTTATGAGAAAAAATACAAATAGCAAATATATTGATAACTTCAAAATGGACAAAGATGTTTATGCTTTGAGAAGACAAGTAATCAATATTCTTTATGAAGTTAAAAAACTAATTCCAAATTTTCCAAGAATTGATGTTAGAGTTGGAAAATCTAAATGTAGTGATGGTACTCTTGGAGTTGGTAGAGCAAATCAAAATATTATTTGGATTACAAAAGAGTGTATTAATCGTGGAACTGATTTTTTAAGAAATACAGTTCTACATGAATTAGTGCATACTGTTTATGGTTTTGGTCATGATGAAAGATGTCCATTAATGGAATCTTATGCTAAAACAGTGTTACCAAAAAATGATGTTTTAAAAATTTTTAAAGCATATCATAAAAGATTTGGTTTGAAATAAATTTATAATCCCAAGCGATTTTAAAATCGCTTGGGCTGTCGGAAAGTTTTGCTTTCCCTGATGATGGCTACTCAAAGCCGAAACAGAAAACAATGGGAGGAAACGATGAGTACAAACAAACAACTTGTATTGCCATTTACGAGAGAAGATGCTTTAAAAAACATCGAAATCAAAACTGGCAAAACAATTAAGACAATCACTAACGAAGTTATTTCTGAAGTTGAAAAATCTTTGAAAAAAGATTTAGCAGAAATTAAACTTGCTCATAGTGATATGAAAAACAACTTCAATATGCGATCTTGGCAAATCAAATCTAGACTTGAGAAAGAGTATGGTTGGGCAAAGATTAGAATCTATTGGAGTAGGTATGGTGACCGATGATTAGTTTATTCTTTTTTCTAGGAATTATTTTTATCGGAATACTGGCATACTTTGGTATGAAAGGGACTGGTGCTTTATAATGACAAAATTTTTATGGAGTATTATTATTCTTTTCTGGCTGGGGTTTGCTTGGTTGATGTGGTACTGGGTTGAAAACACAGTGGGGTTTATGCTATGAGTGCAAACTATTCTGTGCGAATTGATGACAAAGGACATAATTTTATTTTATATTCTGAAACATCAATTCAAATTTTCAATGATCTAGTTTATCCAACTCGTGGTAAGTATGTTCAAGTGACTGAATGTTTAATCACTGATAAAACTCTTGCCAAAAATATAATTGAGAAATTGGATAAAAATTAAATATAATCCCCAAGCGATTTTAAAGTCGCTTGGGGCTGTCGTAAGATATTTTGTCTTACCTGATGATTGCCTTCTCAAAGGCGAAACAGAAACACAATGGGAGGAAACGATGATAAGTTATAAACTTGTTAAATAC